GAAGATAAAGTTGGTGGGGTAACAGGACGTGGTGATAGCCGTGGCGCACAACGCAAGCGTTCAGAGCAAGAAGCTATTCAAGCAGCCAAGAACTTAGGCATCATGGGAGATGCAGTCCTGGCACCTAAGATTGCAGCGATTAAGGATTTGCAGATGACTGCAATGAACAATCGCATCATTGAAGAACAGCGCATGAATCCAATCATTCGCGAACGACTGAATGAACAGCTGGTTCGTCAGCAGGCCTTGAATGCTTCAATGACCAACAACTACATGAACATGGGTGTTGTTGCAACTGCTGGCAAACTTGCCACTGGCGCACAAGAACAAGCTGGTGCAAACCTGCGCACAGCACTGACAACCAATGTTTATAAAGACAGTATTATGCAAGCGCCCAACATCAGCTTTGGTTGATCATGAACATCAAATTACCCCAGTATTGAACAAATGCAATATCCTTTCAACACTGACTTAAGTATCGGACGACGGTTTGATCCAGGAAACTTTGATTTCTCTGGAGCATTCCGTTATGGCTACGGTGGACCTGAATCTTCGACAACGCCAACCAATACAGCTACAGATCCTAAAGGTGATTCTTTACCTGCCAGCCCGGAAGAAAAGAAACCTGAATCACCTTTTGCAGATCTGCTAACTGTCTTGCAGGGTAAACAATTAAGCGTTGATGACATCATTAGACTCAAGGAAGAGGATGAAGCACGCGGCGAACGTGACCTAAAACGTTTAGAAGAGTTGCAGAATCGTCAAGCTGAAAATATGTTTCAGTATGGCTTTAAGTCCAATTTGATTGGATCAATGTTAAAAGATATTCCTCAAGCCATTGGCCGAGCTGGTAGTGCTTATAACGATGTGATGGCAGGTGTCTTACTGAACCAGCAATCGACGCAACCTTTGCTCTATGCACAGAATGCGTACAGGCAACCCAGAGTCAGTAGATCAGATTCCAGGGTCAGGATTGATTAAACTAAGGCGAGTTAGAATCGATTGAAGGAGGAAACATAAACATGATTTTACCCGCAGCAGGAGCCTTAGGTTTTGGCTCAATGCTTAAATTAGCTGGCGTAAGTGCTGGCATTCAAGGTGGCCTTGGTTTAATTGGCCAGAACATGAGAGGGCGTGCTACAAGAGATCTTGCAGAATACCAAAACAGGGCAGCTCAAGATCAATTTATAGCCGGTCTCGGTGCTAATTTTCTTCAAGGTGATTACGACTATTCACAAGAACTCGCAGCTGAACAAGCCAGACTTGGTCTAGCAAATAGTGATTTATATCGTGATAAAGAGGATTATAGATTTGGCCAAAAGGCAGCTCTAGCAGGTTTTGGTCCTGAACAAATTAATGAATTTAGTAGAATCTTTGGGTAAGTAATCATGATTTTTGGTTTATTTGGCGGTGGTAGTAACAGACCTCGTTATCGCACCACTGGTGATTTTGAGGACTTGATGGGCTATGGCCTCAACAATAATCGTTTCTTTGATGATAAAGGTGATGCTAAGGATTATCTCAATGATCTTTACGACTCTCTTGATCGAGGAACCATTGATAAACGAGGAGCATTAGCCGCTGCTGACACCAGAATTCGCCCTGGTTCTGGATTCGATGAAAGTGACGCATATAAAAGAATCCGTGACTATCAACTTGGTGTTGGCACTCAAGGTGGTATTGCTGATTATGCTCTTGAACAATCCTTAGGATTTGGTTATGGTGATCTTTCTGCAACGAAAGAGAAGCTGTTAAGCCAGGCAGCGGCGATGGGCAAGACAGGTTCTAGACGTGAATTGTCATCCTTCCTTGCTAGAACTCTGGCTAATGATCCACGTGCACGTTTACGGGCTGCTCCATCATTGTATGAACGGCAACGTGAAGCAGACTATGGACGCATGGCCGTGAATGAAAAAGGAGAAAAAACTGGATATCGCATCTTTGGTGATGACAAAGAAGCCATGCAACAATTTAAATCTGCCACGCAGAATGTTTACAATTTCATGAATAACTTCTCTGCTAACATGGGTGCTAGGGGATCAATCAGTTAGAAGGAAATGTCAAGACAATCGTTAGGGGAAATTGCTGCTTCATATGGTCAAACAACAAGGTTTGGCCATCGTGACTACCAGGTTGCAAAAGAGCAAGGATATAGTGATAATGATATTCAACGTTATATTAGTGCAAACAGTGGCAATATTGGCAATCAGTTTTTAAAGGAATTTCAATCTGGCAATGTAGACGTCAGCAAGGCAGTCCAGACAACTCCTACGCAGTTTGCTGCTCAGCAAGCTGCTGCAGGAGGCGGCGGTGGCATGACCCCTGCTGCCTTTAACTTCCAGTCCCAAATGCAGCTGCAACAGCTGATTGGTACTCAGAACATGGCGCTGCAGAGACTCAGGAATGAAGGCTCTGCCCTGTTGGGACGCTTGGAAGCAGGCGCGTCAATGTACGGGTCAGATCAAGATACTCTTCAGCAAAAGATTGCTTCTGAAGCATCTGAACGGGCAAGCAAGTACGCAGCTTTCCAGGATCGCATGAAGGGCGAGAATGTTGCTCAGATTAAAGGTTCAAGTGATACAGCAATTGCCAAGATTGACAGCGCAGGTAGACAGGCAGCAGCCGAAATCATGGGTTCCTGGAACGCACAAAACACTGCAGTTGAAGGTGCTTACCGTAATGAAAACGCCAGAATTGCAGGCCAATATCAAAAAGATGTCGCTAAACTGAATAAAGAATCTAATATCTTCTCCAGCATGATGTCTGGTTTCTGGTGATTCTAGATTTATTTTGGGTAGTATAATTAACGTAGTAAACGATTATTAAAATGACTGTAGAAGGTGACGGTTCATCAAGGGGCTCAAAAGCCACAGTTGACTTGACCAGCTTCCAGGAGCTTCTTACCAAGCTGGAAGGATCTAAAAAGCGCCAGCAACGTCAGAAGTCCATCGAAGGACGTCGTGACATCTACGCTCAAGGTCTTGCTTCCATGATGAGCAACTTCTGATTGAGGTTGTCTCATGGTCGTTGGAGCAGCTCAACCAGGTGAGGGACAAGTAGGCATGACTAGTACTGATAGTGATTTTCGTGATCCTAAAGAAATCGATTCGACATATAAGGATGACGATTACTTTGATATAGATAAATACAAAGAAGCTGCTCAGGTAGCCTACGATTTCTCCATCGGCAAGATGAGAGAAGCTGGTGACCAGCAACGTAAGACGAATCAACAAGCACAAACCTTCAGTGAAAAAGACGAAGCCAGAGATCGAAAGCAAGCCGACGCAGCATATCGATTCTGATATCAACGTCAAAGTTTTTGATCATTGGATTGACAACCTGGATAGTGCATCAAGAGAATCTTTTCATGCCTTTGCAGAAAGCACCTTTTCTACTATCCAAGTTTATCTGTACGCTCACTTCTTAGGATTTGATGGCAGCATCATCTGCGTGGATGATTGGATGCAAATCAATTATCCTAAGCCTGACCATCAGAAAGTCTTGATCTATGAGATCGAGCAGATGCAAGAAGACGTACGTAAACTACGTCTTGATGTAGAAAACGGCCTGGTTAAGCGTGATGCCGGGGTTGCCCGTATTGCATCGATGCAGAAAGAATTACGTGGCACCATTGCACAAGTGGATGAATTCGTTTCATCGAAAGATCGCAAAGGTTTATTACTTGCTGGTGCTGATCGAGCAATAAGAGAATTGGCATCTGTGTTTAAAGACGATCCAATTGAAGGACCTTTGCAGGAAGCTGCTATGGCAGTATGGGCTAAAATTCAGTTTGATGATTAATTACCATGAAGTCTAATATTCAAGATGGAACAGAAGAGACCAAAGGGCCTGACATTGAAGGACGTAAGTTCGATACCAATGCTCTTCATAATGTTCTGAGCGCGATCGATCAAAATCGCAAAATGACGACTGGTTATAACAACTTCAAACCGTTTACTGAGATGCCAGATCAAGGTAATCCGTATCCAGCTGTGCCATTAGCAGGCAAATACATGAATGAAGAAACTGGTACGATGTAGATAGTAAATGTTTAAATAGTGCCTTCACCTTCAAATCTGCATTTAGCTTACCGACGTAACGCCAAGGCTTCAGCTGCTAAACATCGGTTTCGTAAAAGTGATCAAGAAGAAATTTTTCAGAAGGCACGAGATGACTTTGGCTTTTTTTGTGCGTACGTAGCAGATAAACCACCAGCGCCTCACCACATGGATTGGCACAGGCAACTGGTAACAAATGAAGATACTAACTGTTTAACTAAAATTGCCGGACCTAATATTGATTTATTGGGACCACGTGGTTCAGCTAAATCAACTGTACTAGGTCTCTATACAGCATGGGCTATTGGTGTTCACACCATGGCCAAGATGCCACTACAGATTCTTTATCTCAGTTATACCGTTGATATTGCCAGGTCCAAATCAGCCACGATCAAACGAATCATCGAGTCAAAGAAATATCAAAACGTTTTTCCCAAAGTTAAGTTGCTCAAGAACGTTACGAGCAATGAATACTGGTCAATCGACCATAAGTTTGCTGGCATTGATACAACTGGTGAAGAACAATTCACTTTATGTGCCGCTGGACTGAAAGGTTCAGTGACATCAAAACGTTCGCATCTGGTTATTATTGATGACCCTGTAAAATCTGCCGCCGATATTGGCAACCCAGACATTCGCAAGATGATGCAGGACAACTGGAATGCTGTGATTGCCCCCACAATGTTTGAGGGAGGTCGGGCAATCTGCCTGGGTACGCGATTCCGTCATGACGATATCCATGCCACAACGTTTTGCCCACAAAATAATTGGTCGCAGATTGTCCTATCAGCGATCTTAAATAACCCGGAGACAGGCGAAGAAGAGTCATACTGGCCCGACATGTGGTCCATAGATTACCTCAAAGAAAAGAAACGACAAGCACCAATTGCTTTCTCGTTTCAGTACATGAATACGATTGTCAGGCAGAATGAGCTGTCTCTGGCACCTGAACTGTTAGTCAAAGCTGAGATTGCAACAGAGTTTGATTGCCTTGGCATTGGTGTTGACCTGTCCGCTGGCGTTAAAGAAAAGAACGACTACACCGTGATGGTGCTTGGTGGCCGAATTGGAGACAAGATCCACATCATTGATTACCGCAGGCTCAGGGTGATGGGCAATCTTGAGAAGCTCGATGCCATGAAAGAGCTTTTACACGACTGGTCCATCATTGGCCAACAAGCGGATGGGCTCTGGTTCCCCACCTATTCAACCTGTGATATCTGGTCAGAAGCTGTGCAATACCAGGCGTCATTAGAGGCTGATTTCAAACGCATCTGTCTGCAACAAGAAAATCTTTATAATTTAATTTGGCATCCCGTTAAAGGCTTCCGCTCAGATAAGTTGGCACGTTTTCGTGGAATTATGGGAATGTTTGAAGATCGTAAAATAATCTTTAACCGGTACAGGAATTTCACAAATATGTTTGAAGAGCTAACCAACTTCGGTGTTAGCTCCCATGATGACTGTGTAGATGCCTTGGTATGGCTGGTAACTGGACTTATGAAACGTGGTAAACTTCAACTGGATTATTAAATGGAACAAATCATTGCGGTAGCGATTGCAGTTGTTTCAGGGGGAGGCTGGTTTTGCGGAAAAGTCTTTGGACGCATGCGTACACTGGAAGATCGAATTGATCGCTTACCTTTGGAATACGTGTTGAAGCAGGATTATATACGAGAAATAGAGAGAATGAACGACGAATTTAGTGAAATAAATAATAAGCTTGATAAACTTGTCGAAAAGCTTTTAACCAAATGAGTTATTACGTCGAGATAGAAGAGGATCAAGACGGCGAATTAATTATCCAGATCCCTGAAGAAATTATCGAGACCTTAGGTTGGGTTGAGAATACTCTGTTGACCTGGGACATTAAAGGTGATGGCATTATCCTCCAGCGTTTAAATGGAGAAGGAGGTTATGAGCCTCTCGACTAGACCCACTTTTGTCGTGGGTTGTCAACGTAGTGGCACCTTAATTACTTCCAGGATACTCAGCGAGTATTTCGGCGCTGACCATATTGATGAACTGGATTTTTTACCAACAAAAAACGGCATCTTGATTATCAACAAGCTTATCGAGCTTGGTAAAACCAATCTTATTATTCATTGTCCAGCAGCTCTGAAGAAGTGGGATGAGATCTATGAAAGAATTCCTAACGTGCGTTTCGTAGGAGTCAAACGTAATACTGCAGATGTTATTGCCAGTATGAAACGCATCAAGTGGTTGCAAGAAGATCATAAAGATAATTGGGAAGAATTTTTAGAACAACACGTTAAACGCATGAGCAATCTGTGGACAGATCTAAAAACCACACTGCCTACAGAAGATTGGAGAGAGGTTGAATATGAAAGCTTGCAAGACCATCCATTGTTTGTAAGCAAAGAAGAACGTAAAGACTTCTTTGTTAAACAGTGGCGTACAGACAAAAAAGAAGGTCCACGCTATTACCAAGAAGATATTAAATGGGTAGAATAGTAAAAAATTAATCACTATGTATAACTACGGCGCAGGATACACCGGTGGTGGTGGCATGGGCAACATGGCATCTTTACAAGGTGGTTTATTAGGCAACATCTTTGGTGGACCACAGCAAGGTCAATTTGCTCCTGGTCAATACGATGACGAAGGAGAACTCAATTCAGAAGGAATGGAGAGACAAAACAATAAAGGTCCAATGCCATTCCCTGGTTTAATGATGGGAGCGCAACCTGGTTATGCACCACAAGGTCCACTACTCCCTGGCGCTCAGCTTGGTTATGGCGGGTTTGGCATGGCTGGAAATGTGATTGGTGGAGCAGG